AAAAAACTCACCCTCCCCTCAGCCACACGCGCCGTAACCGCCGTCTCTCTTCTTGTTCAGCAACTGTCACGTAAGTGACCTTGTTTCACAAGGAGGGTTCGACTGCTACTAACGTGTAGGGGAGTCCATCTGCTGTCGCGAATTTTGCGCAGTAAACGAAAGGAAACTTCATGCCTTCGATGGCTTCCATTACCGTCAAGAAAGCAGACGGTACGACCGACATCGTGTATGATGCCGTTGCCGCTTCTGGTGGCGAAAGCTCACCTGCGGTATGGCGTCAGGACACGGGTGCGGCCGCGGGACTTCCCGTTGGACTTCGTTCCCTCTTCAAGGTTTCGAGCAAGTGGAATGGTCCGAAGACTGCTCGGCAGCTGAGCTTTGAGTTCAGTATGCCGTATGCAGTCCAGGATTCTACCACGACACTCTATTCCGCGAAGGATCGCGTCGTGTTCACCGGCGTTCTCACGCTTCCCCAGGGTATCCCCTCGGCGAACCTCAATGAGGTAAACCAAGTGCTTAACCTGATGGCTTCGACACTGATCAAGAGCAGTGCGCAAGCCGGTTATGCTCCCACTTAAATAGGAGCATAACCGATGCGTGATAACTCGCTGAACACTTCTTCGCGAGTGCTCCTTCCTTATTTAGAGGAGCTAGGGACGGCTCGGGCTCTTAGCGTAGCTATTATGCTTCGTTATGATGACCTTGCCGGGATCATGTCGTTATCGACTGATCCACGCCACTACGATAACGCTAGGTCCTACTTCTGCGACCGACAAGCCACAGACCTTATCCGTAAGGTCCGCGGGCTCGCCGTTCCGGGAGTAGATCGTCGTGCAACCGCCTTTAAAAAGTGGCTAGACGGCGAATACCAGTGCTACCGGACCAATGAGCGTCTCTCCAAGTTCAACTACGGTGGATATCTCCATCCGTCGGACTTGGCGGTCTTTCGGTTTCTCCGAAAGGTTGCAAAGCAGATACGCGAGTGGATCGGGACGAGCCCTCCTTCCTTAGATGATATCGAAGGTCGGTTTGGCCCTGGTGCTACGTTCTCTGACCGTGGACGTCTGACGACAGTCCCAGACAAAATGACGTCAGTACCCACCCTCACCCATGACGCGATGTGGTATATTTTACCATATCTCCAGACTTTCTGGGGCAGAACTAATTCTGCTCGTCATGGACAGGTGTCCTGGGTAAGGGGCAATCGCTACCTTACCGTCCCTAAGACTGCTTTGGTAGATAGGTCTATCGCGGTTGAACCGTCGATAAATGTTTTCTATCAGCTCGGTCTCGGGCGTTCCATTCGAACTCGGCTTCGTGCCAAGGCTCGGTGGGACTTGGATTGTGCTCAGGATATCCATCGCCGCAAGGCTAAAGAGTCCTCTGTCACGCGAGAATTCGCAACTCTCGACCTGTCGAATGCTAGCGATACCGTGAGTATTGAGTTAGTGAGGCTCTTACTCCCTACCAGATGGTTCGATGAGCTTTCAGCTCTTCGTTCCACGCATACTCTTGTGAGTAAGCGCTGGTACAAACTTGAGAAGTTCTCAAGTATGGGTAACGGCTATACCTTCGAGCTCGAAACCCTGATATTTGCCGCGATCATGGTAGTTTTACTACGTGAAAACGGTCATCAGGGGATTCTTGGTCATGATGTATTCGTCTTTGGTGACGATATCATCATTCCGGACTCCCTCGTTCGCGAAGCTACAGCTGTCCTTCGTTTCTGTGGGTTCTCCCTTAATCAGGAGAAAACGTTCTTTGGCTCTGTGAAGTTTAGGGAGTCTTGCGGCGGCGACTTCTTTGAAGGCGTTGACGTTAGACCCTTTTACATCAAGGAGCTATTGAATGACCCGTGGAAACTCCTCCCAGATTGCAACGGCGTTAGGAAAAGCCTTGCGAAGCTCTCTACCATTACTGGTAGGGATCATCTTAGGCCTCTCTCTCATTGGCTGGATTTACTTCCAGCTGATGTACGTCGTTGTAAAGGTCCCGAGGAACTCGGCGACATTGTACTGCATAGTGACGAAAGCCACTGGCGGTACAGATGGAAGGATGGGATCAGGTACTTCAAAGCCGTAATAGTGGCTTCACGGTTTCTGCCGTGGGACCACTGGCACAGCGATGTCGTGCTAGCTAGCGCGCTTTATGGGGCAGGTGATGGTCGCTGGGGAGTTCTTCCCCGTGATCCTCCTTTGTCTTTTAAAGTTGC